TTAAATAAATGTAGTCAGTTTTAAAACTTGACTAGGTTATTATAGGAAATTTAATATCCTAAATTAATCAAAATTGTTTGACTATTTCTACAGATATTATGACTATCAAAATGTTCAAAATATTCGGGCTGTATTTTGCCACTACTTTTAAACGTAGCTGTAAATTTCTCAGGCTTGTTAATTTTAACATCTTTAACAGTTAAAACAGCATAGCCTTTTTTTAATTTCCGCCTTTTGTTTTTTGATAGTTTGGATAATCTCTTATTGCTAACATTCACATTAATCAACTGATTAAATTCATTTAGCATAGGTATCATAGGCATAATTTTACCTCTCTATGTTGTTCTTTTCGCTTTATTGCTAATCAGATTTAACAATATATTAAACAACTATTTTTATATTGTCAATGGTTTTTTTATATTTATTTTATAAAATATTTTAGGCTTGACAATTTCCTTATTTTATAGTAATGATTTTTAAAAATCTCATTCACAAAAAATTTAATATGTCAATAGTAAAAATTAAAAAAACTAGGGCAAACTACTGTATATATATACAACTCTCAGAATGCTCTAGGTTGCATTTTGTTGGCTTGGTCTAAGGTTTAGTATTGATTAAGTAAAAAATTGCTTAAACAAGCTTAGAATGAATGATTATATAAATTGTTTATAATCAATTATAAGTATTGGTAATGTTTACAGCTGAGATATACTTACTAAAAAAATGTAATAAATTTTTACTTTTATTTAAAAATATGCTATGGTGTGGATACTTCATTTATTAAGATGAAGCATTTATAGGAAAATATTATGAAAATTGACTTAGTACAAGCGTTTAAATCGCTAGACATGAAAAAGCCCAGAATTACTAAGGGCTTAAATTGGCAAGGTTTTGAAGTTGTTAAAATTGAAAAGCTTAACAATGATTATCAAATTCATTTGCAAGGTGGTGATGATGGCGATTATCAAGAGGTTAAATCTTGGGAAACTATTAAAAGATTTAACAACTTGGAAATTAAAAAGTATTTAGAAATTTTAGATACTGTTTCAGATGATAGCAATTATTCGCAGCTAACATTCTCAATACTTAGTGAAATTCAATTGAGATATAAGGAATTATCTAATTTTTATTATGATGGGTTAAAAACTTCTTTTTTAACTGATACCGATAAAAGCTTAGAAACAAGTTAAAAGCTTCCAATAATTATAAAGCCCTCTTTTTAGAGGGTTTTTTTATGCCCATAGGAAAGTACCAAGATTTAAAAAGAATGTCTTAGAGAAGCTTACAGAAGCTTATAGAGTGTATGAAGTGTACAAAGCTTGTGAAGTTTATGAAGTATTTAATAATTTATAAAGACTTTATAAGGTTGTTTCAGATTCATTAACTAGCTTAACAAACTTTAAAAGTTTGTAAAATTTATAAAAAACACTTGACAAACTTTGTAAAGTGTGCTAAGTTTTTGCCACTTTAAAAAGTGCTTGACAAACTTTGTAAAGTGTGTTAAGTTTCTGACATAACGAGCCTTTATAAAGTATTATAAGTTTGCGTGATGGGTAGGCAGGACACCCACCCCACCCCCACCCCTATATATATAAATCATATACATTTCACAAGGTTTTACAACATTAACCAGATTGCCCGGTATGCAATAATTTCGCCTATGAGTTATGATATTTTGAATAAGTTTGAAAAGTCTGGTCAGACTTAGAACGTAAGACTGGGTGTTAGATATATATATAACCCGGGGGAATCTTACAATTCTATTGTACACATTTATTTCGCATTTGTCAAGCCCTTTACGAAATAAAGTAAAAAAACTTTACATTTTGTTAAAAATAACAACAAAGACTTGACAAATTTGCAATATACCTCTATAATACCTACATGACCACCAATTATTTAGCTGAAACAAAAGACAGACAACTTACTGAAAAGCAAGAATCATTCTTAGGTCACCTCGTGGACACAGGAGGAGACTTTAAAAAGTCAGCGGAACTTGCAGGTTACTCCGGCAATCACTATCAAGTACTAAAAAGTTTAAAAGAAGAAGTAGTAGATTTAGCCCAAAACGTACTTGCAAGGGAAGCCCCTACAGCAGCGTTCAAGATTATAGAGGTTTTGAAGTCAGATAGACCTATACCTCAAGCTAATTATAAGTTACAAGCTGCACAGACTATACTAGATCGTGTAGGGGTTAGTAAGACAGATAGGATAGATGTTAATCATAATACCGGTGGTGGTATCTTTATTCTCCCAGAGAAAAAGGCAATTGATATTACGGACGGAGATTATGAAGAAGTATCTGAATGATTTGTTTTCTTTTTGTAGAAGCTATCCTTTAGAAGCTTTTTTACTTTTAGTAGCAGGGTGGTGTATAGGTTTAATCATACAATGAAAATATTTTTAACAGAGATAACAGCTTATGGGACAACGTTTGCAGGACCTAACATTGTTGCTCCAACGTTTGAAACAGCAGAAGTTGCAGCAGCTCAGAATAACTTGGTTGTTGTTGGGGAGCTTGATAGTATTTATATTGATGAATCAGATGTTCAGCACGACAACGTAGTTCAATTGGACGATTATAGGAATTTACATTAATGTTAAAATATATATTTACTTTATTATTGATAGCTGGTTGTGCACACACACCTGAGAAAAAAGAATGGAACGATAGATACGACCCCAGCGAGTGGCGTAAACAATTTGAAAAGTGTAAAGCAATTCATTACACTACTTATCCTGAAGAGATAATATTAGAAGAATGGGATAACTGTATGCAGGAGAAAGATTATTTTGGCAAAGAGTAAACAAATAGGCAGTGACGAAAAACCCGTTACCTTTACGTCTCCTATATACAAGAACTCACACGGAAGCAAAGGTGCTAACCCTAGACCCGGATTCTATACACAAGACTATAGAGATAACTGGGATAGAATATTCGGTAAAAAGAAAGCCGAGGAGAAAAAAGACTAATGGGAATGATCAACGAATGGTTAGATAAAGTAAAGAAAGCTTATAGTAAGTTATTCAAGAAAGCTCTAACCCCAAAGAAACAAACAACTAAGAGGAAAACAAATGTTAAAAGAACTACTAGAAAAAAGAGTAAATAGTATTATCGAAACCAATGACCTAACAGACATGCAAGTCTGGGGTATATGGTGTGGTATAGGATTTATATCAGCTTTTATTGTTATGTGGATAGTCTAAAAGACTAGATAATCTAAATGTTATTACCTGACGGATATGTAAAAAGAAAAACTTCAACTATTCCGTTTGGGTATGAGTTAGATAATATCACAGGATATTTAAAACCAATTGAAGAACAACTAGAAGCTTTACAAATTGCAGAAAATATGATAGTGAACGAAGAGGTATCACTTCAAGCTGCAGTAGATTGGTTAGAATTTAAAACAGAACGAAAGATTTCTACTCCCGGTTTAAAGAAACACGTAGATAAAAAATATGGTAAACGAAACGAAAGACTGGGAGAGGAATCCTCATCTCTACTTACAGGATGATGATGGTAACTTTGTCTTAAAGAAAGACGGAACTCCTAAAAAGAAAGCAGGTCGTCCTAAGACCTCAACTGAAAAAGCAATCAAAGCTGCAAGAGCTACGGTTGGTCGTAAACAGCGTAACATTAAAAAGCTTGAAGCCAAGCTTAACAACGCTAGACAATCTTTTAAAAAACAAAAAGAAACAATTCAAAAACTTGACAAGACTGTAGAAGGTCCTGTCACTGAAGATGAACTTGACAATCTTCCCAAGGCTGTCCAAGAAAATCTAGACAACCACAAAGTATTATTCCACGCTAACGAAGGTCCACAGACAGACTTTCTTGCTGCCGGTGAAAAAGATGTACTGTATGGTGGAGCTGCTGGTGGTGGTAAATCTTTTGCCATGATCGTAGACCCACTAAGGTATTGTCACAAGAAAGCTCATCGTGCTTTAATTCTTAGACGTTCTATGCCAGAACTAAGGGAGATGATTGATAAGTCTCGTGAGTTATATCCACAAGCCTTTCCCGGTGCTAAGTTCAGAGAAGTTGAAAAGCTTTGGAACTTTCCAAGCGGTGCAAAGGTTGAGTTTGGTTTCCTTGAGAGAGATGCAGACGTATACAGATATCAAGGACAAGCATATAGCTGGATAGGTTTTGATGAGATTACCCACTTACCCACAGAATTTAGTTGGAACTATCTTGCTTCACGACTAAGAACAACTGACCCAGAAATACAAACATACCTTCGCTGTACTGCTAATCCCGGTGGTGTTGGTTCTCATTGGGTAAAGAAAAGATACATAGAACCTTCAGAGCATAATAAATCTTTTGCCGGTGCTGATGGTTTAACACGTAAGTTTATTCCGGCTAAGTTAGCTGATAACCCATACCTTGCAGAGGATGGTGTCTATGAGCAAATGCTTAAATCTTTACCACCGATTCAACGCAGACAATTACTTGAAGGTAATTGGGATGTGGCAGAAGGAGCAGCATTTGTAGAGTTTGACCCACTTCAACATGTTATTACTCCGTTTGAATTACCTTTACACTGGGAAAGACTTAAAGCAGTTGACTATGGATACGCTGCAGAAAGCTGTTGTTTGTGGGGAATAATGGACCAAAATGACGGAACTTTAATAATTTATAGAGAATTATACAGAAAAGGCTTGACAGGAGAAGAATTAGGTAGTATAATAACAAGTATGGAGCTAGAAGACCCTTACTCGGTCTCTGGTGTCTTGGATACAGCAGCGTGGGCTAGAACAGGTACTACAGGACCTACTGTT